GTCGGTCTGGAAGACCTCGACCACGCTGGACAGCGTCAAGGACCACTCGATCCGCCAGTCGGCGCCGTAGGACAGGCCAGAGGTGGTCGCGGCCGGGACCGTGTAGGTAGCGATTGAGCCCACCACCGAACCCGACGCGGCCGCAACCACAGAGGCACCGGCGGCGGTCCAGACTGAGACGACAACCGCCGACGGCGCGACCAGCGCGCCGTCTTTGTAGACAGGCAGCGTGATCACGGTATCCCGACCCTTCTCGATGAGGGTCGGGCCGGACATCCGGGCTTGGTAGGCGGTCGCGCTCATGCTGGCCTCCGGCCGGTCAGGTCACTTGAAGGCGACGATCCGGTACTTCTCGCCGGTCGTGACGGTCACGACAGCGTCGGTGCTCGTGTGCGTGCCGTAGGTGACCACGAAGGGGCCGCCGGTGAGGTTGCTGGGGATCGCGTAGACCAGGGAGGGGGTCGACCCCAGGCCGTGGGCGGTGCTCTGCGCCGACCCGTTGGCGGTGATCTCGGCGCTCAGCGACGACACCGGGGAGGGGGTGGTCCACGCGCCGCTGACGCGGGCGTAGAGCGTGCTCAGCGCGGTGCCGTTGGTGCGGAGGTACAGCGACCCGTTCGGCTCGGTGGCGCTGGGGGCGCCGGTGCCGCTGGTGACGGTGGGGGACGTGGCGATCAGCGCCTCGGTCGCACCGGTCCAGACGGAGAGCTTGCGGATGGCAACGCCGGCGGCGTCGCGGAAACGGAGGGGGCCTGCGGTCATGGGGTATCTCCCGCCCGGTCAGACCGGGCGCGGCGCTATCGCCGCGGGGTGTTGCCGGCGTCCGGCCGGCGCGGAGGGGTGCCGCCGCTCTCGCGGATGTCGATGCGGATCGCGCTCTCGCGGGCCTTCTCGGCGGCCCGGTCGGGGCGCATGCCCTCGTTGATTAAGCGGCGGGTGGTCTCTTCCATCGCCCGGCGGGCGTTCGGGTTCTCACCCATTGGCGACCTCCTCGACGTTGGCGCGGGCCTTGCGGGCCTTCTTGAGCTGCGCGTCGGCCTCGGCGGCGCGCTCGGCCTTGATCTCGGGGGCGGCGGCTTGGGTGGCCCGACGGAGGGCGCGCTCGCCGAGGCGGTCCTCGTAGCGCTGGATCCAGTCCTCGGTGGGGAAGGGGACGATGCCGGTCTCCATGAGCCACAGGCGCCACTTGCGGTAGAGCTGCTGACCGGCGGGGGTCGACTGCGCAACGTGCTTATTCCCGGGCGCCTTGACGACGGTCACCCATGCATCGAGGTGAACCATGCCCTGCGTGCCCTCGAAGCGGCGCAGGTAGCCGGGGCGACCGTCGGCGCTGAGGTGGGCGGGGCATTGGTGCGGCTGGATCAGGACTTGCCCGCGCGTGCTGAGGTTGGCCTGCAGGTGGCCGAGGCCGCCCGCCTTGTCGACGCCGTTGCTGCCGGGGCTCGCCGGGTGATGCTGGATCGTGGGCAGGTATACGGGCTCCCCGTCGATCTCGCTCAGCTCGTAGCTCTCGGGCGAGGCCGAGAACACAAACGCCGGCGAGGGGTCCAGCCGGATGCGCTCGGTGGTGGTCAGGGAGCCGACAGACTCGCCCAAGATTGGGGCTTCGGCTGCGCGACGGGCGGTGGTGGGCAACGGCATCGGGGCTCTCCGATGGGGGGTGGACAAACGGGCGCGGGTAGAGCCTGACCCGTGGCAGGCCCGACGGGCGGGGTGAGCCGCCCGTCGGGTGGTGCGCCGATCAGGCGTCGGTGACGATCTTGACGGCGCGGGCGTCCTCAATCATCGCCACGCCGAGGAAGGCACTGGCGATCACGGTGTTGAGGCCGCTGGTGCCGGCGCGCTCGAACTCGATGAGGACCGGGCTCACGACCTGCGGGTTGACGCTGCCGCGGAGGCTGGACAGCGGGTGGGTGGCCTCGGCGTACCCGAAGGCGCCGCGGGACCACATGCACCCCGCACGGTCGGCGCCGCTGTTGGCGGTGGCGACGCGGTTGTTGATCCAGAAGTCGACGCCGAGGTAGGAGCCCGCGAAGCCCTTGCCCTTGGCGGCGATCATCTCGGCGGTCGGGGCGCTGAAGGACAGCGCGCCGCCCTCGCCGCGGAGGCTGTTCTGCAGGTCAGACATCTGCTGGCCGTGCAGCATCGCATAGAGGCTGTCGGTGTTGTTCGCGCGCATCAAGGTCTGCGTCGCGTCGACCACGTCGTCGAGGGTCAGGTCGGCGCCGCTGGTGCCGACCGACGCGGTGACGCCGCCGAAGAGGCCGACGGTCAGGTCGTTGTGGCGGTTGATGTAGGCGCTGGCCGCGGCCTGCGCGAGCCGCTCGACGTTCATCGCGCCGCCCATGCTGCTGACCAGAAGCTCGTCGCTGATCTGGAGCTGGATGGCCTGCCGAGCGATCGTCAGCGTGATCTGATCGCTGTCGAGCGCGGTGTTGCTCACGCCGGTCGCCTCACCGGGGGCGGTCATCACGAGGCTGTCCCAGCCGGCGAGGGGGATCGCCAGGACGAGGCTGCCGCGCGAGGCCATCGGCGAGAAGTCGACGAGGGCGGGGCTGCCGCGGAGGTTGATCAAGCTGCTGAGCTTGGTCAGGATCTCCATCTCGAGGACGGAAGCGACAAGGAAGTCAGAGCTTGCGGCGAGGATCTCGTTGGCCACGGGGGCACCTCATGCGAAAGGGGGGAAGTGGTGTCTCTTCCGGCCTTACGCATTTGTTACACGGCGCGACCGTGGGCCTTCGTGTCAAGGGTAGCACGGTCGCGCGGTGGGTGCAAGTTTAGCGCGAGCCCAGGCGAGAGGCGAGGCCGGCGGAGGCTTGCTTGAGCAGCGCATCGCGGTTGGCTGCGTAGGTCGCCGGGTCGGCGATGTTTTCGCGGGTCCAGCCGGCGGCGCTGGGCGACGGGGCGGGGGCGGGGGCGGCGCCGGTCGACGGGGGCGGGAGGGCAGCCGTGCTGCGCGGGGCGGCGGGCTGCGCGGGCACGGCGGGCTTGGCTGGGGCGTTGGCTGCCTGGGGGGCAGGCGCGGCCTGCGGGGATGCAGCGGGGGCGGGGATGGAGTCCGCGAAGTAGCTGGTCAAGCCCTTGGGGCGTGCGGTCGGGTCGGACTTGAGCTTGCTCATGTAGTCCGCGAACGACGGGCGCTCTTGGCCCTCCGCGGGCTGGGCCTTGTCGTAGAACCAGCGGGCGAGGCTGAGGCCCTCGGGGTCGGTGATGCCGGCCTCGACGCCGACGCGGAAAGTATCGTGCTCGGCGGTCGCGGTGGCGAGCTGAGCGCGCAGGGTGTCGGCCTCGGCGGCCTTGGCTTCGACCGTGGTGAGGGTTGCCTTGAGGGCGTTGTGGTCGGCCTCCAACTCCTTGCGCTTGGCGATCTCTTCGTTCAGGCGGGACCGGGGGACCATATCGTCGGACATCGGGGCTCTCCGATGGGGGGGTTAGTCGCGGGGGGTGGACGGGGCGGGAGTGAGGCGGGCGATCATACGCTTGGCCCAGACGCGGCCTACGTTGCCGCCCCACAGAAGCCACGCCTGATAGCCCTTGCTGTCGACGCCCCAGCCCTCGCCGGCCTTGTCGACCTCATGCCGGGCGAAGAAGCTGACCATTCGCTTGAGTGTGGACAGACTGACGGGCTCTTGGTTGGCAAGCTGGGCGGCGCGACGGATGCCGATCTCGGTGCCGCCGCGGTTGGACGGGGCCTGTTTGGCGCGCAACTCAAGCCCGCGGCGTGCGGCGGCTGCGACGGCATCGGGCGGGGTGGCGCTCTTAGGCATCGGGCGGCTCGGCGTCGGGATCGAAGGTGGCGTCGTCGAGGACGTCTTCGCTGTCGTCGTCGATCATGGCGCGCAGGCTGGCGAGAGCCTCGGCCGGGTCGCCTCCGTCGTCGATCTCGTCGAGCGCGTCCTCGACGGCCTCGCGGAGCATGTCGCGGGCCGGGGCGTCGGGGCGCTCAGGGGCGGGCGGGGTGGTGCGGGTCGGCTGCGCGGCCGGGGCGGGTGATGGGATGGGTGCAGGAGTGGGCGGGGTGCGCTCGGCGACGCGGCGTTCGGCGACTTCGAGGGGGACGTCGTGGAGCGCGGCGAAGGCTTCGGCGTCAGTCAGCATGCCGCGGTCAAGCAGCGCGAAGACGTGCTCGCGGTGCGCCTTCAGCTCGTCGGGGCTGCGCGGGATTCGCGGGTAGGTCAGGCTGTAGCCGCCCTCGGGGAAGCGGTAGAGCGTGGCGATGGGGTCGCCCGCGGCTTCGGCGGCCAGTTCGACGCCGTCGGCCCAGCGGTTGAGCAGGATGGCGCAGAGTCGGACCAAGCGCTGATCGGCCGCCTCGAAGACGGCCTGATAGCGGCGCTGCAGCTCGCGCTTGCCTTCATTGGTGAGCGCGATGGCCGCGCCCGACCGAGCGTTGCCGGACAGGCGCTGGACGTCGGACGGGCTGATGCCGGCGCTCTCCATGAGCGCGCTGATCATGTTGCCGAGGACGGCTTCCTGTGCGGTGATGTCGCCGCCGGGCTGGAACTGGCCTGCGGTGGGCTGCCCGACGAAGGCAGGCAGGGGCTCGATCACGAGGATCGATGTGGGATCGGATGGGACGTAGGCGCGGCGGGTGCCTTCGGTGCCGTCGTCCATGGTGACTGCGGCGCCGGCCGGGGCTCCGCCGATGATGTACTTCTGGGGCCACGACGCATCGGCGAAAGTGTGCAGCAGGAAGCTGTTGAGCACGCCAGCGGTCAGGGTGCCGTCGACGATCTCGATCCACTCGTAGGGATCCCACAACCGATCCCCGTTGGGGGCGGCGTGGTAGAGCACGTAGGGGATGACTGGCGCGCCCTCGGCCTTGGGATCGGCGGCGAGGGCCGCACGGGTCGGGGTCGCGCGCCACGGGTAGTCACCGGCGGCGAGGGCCTTGCCGTAGACCTGCGCGGTGATGTCGGCGCCCAACGCCCAGCCTTGGCTGTTCGACTTTGCGCCGAGCAGGTGGACGGCGTGAAAGGGCGCGGGGCCGCTGATGTCGTAGACGTCGACGGTCCAGACGTCTTCGGCGTTGGCCACGTTCGGGGTGACGACGATGCCCTTGGAGCGCAGGTAGGTGGCCGAGCGGCTGCGCAGCTCTTCGATCCGCACGGGTTCGTCGGGGCGGTCTTCGCTGGCGCGGGCGTAGACCATGTCGGGGTACACCGCGCGGAAGCGCAGCGCGCCGGTGGACGGGTCGACAGCGGCGTGGACCAGCGACTCGCGAAGCCCGAGCACGTACTGTTGCACGCGCTGCATCATCGGCCACAGGCCCGCAGCGGTGATCTTGCGGGTCAGGTTGCGCAGGTCTTCGGCGCTGGCAACCGGGTGCTGGATCGTCGGGGCGCCGTCGTAAAGCACGGACAGGGCGCGACAGACGGACTTGAAGGGATTGAGGCTGAGGCTTGGGTCAGCCTGCATGGCCGAGCGGGTGGCGCCGAGGACTTGGGTGGTGCGCTCGGCGAGAAGCCGGGACCACGTCCCCTCCAGCATCGACCGGCGCGCGCGGGTCGACTGCACGCGGTGGATCTCCGACGTGCCCGAAGGCAGCGGGATCGACGCCTGGACGGCGTTTGCGTTGACGGCGGCGTTGGTGATTGCGTCCAAGGGGATGACCTCGCGGGTAGCGTAGCACAGGCGCGGGAGGGGCGCTATTCCGGCGCGATAGCCCACGCGAAGCGGTAGGTATCGCCGGCGATCTCGGGGCGGGCGACGGTGCCGGTGGTCGACCACGGCACGGGCTGGCAGATCCCGTCGGCGCAAGCGTACACGCTGATCAGGTCGCCGCGGACGATGGCTCCGCCGGCTTCGGTGGAGAAGACCTCGTCGTGGGTGAGCACCTCGACGATGACTGCGGCAGGGGCGCTGGACGTGGCGCCTGCGGTGTCGTCGGCGGGGGCGCAGGCGGAGAGGGCCAGGGTCAGGGCGAGGACGGAGCGGAGCATGGTCACCTCGGGGAAGCGTCGAGACGGGGAACGTAGGCCAAGCGGCGGCCCTCGAAGACGCGGTCGTTGACGCTGTAGCGTAGCGCGTCGAGGATGTCTTTGCCCGGATGCTTTGGGTGGCCGTCGAACTCTTGGAGCGCCTTGATCAGTGTGCGGCAGGACTCATGGACGGAGAACTGGCCGCGGCGCAGCATCCGTTGGTTGAGGTACTTATAGCCCAGGTTTACGCTGCCTTGGGCGCGACCTTCGCCGGTCTTGACCTGTTGGAACTCGTTGCGCTTGGTGACCAGCCGGCCCGCGCCGCGCTTCTTGCGTTCGAGCGCCTTGCGGATCGCGGCGATCAAGTCGGTGTTTCCCTTGCTGCGGTACGTGCTGTC